ATGCGCCGATTTCAACAGATACCAAGCTGGACGCCGGGATACATCAACGTCTGTCCGCAGCACATCGAGATTATGGTGGAATGCACCGCCTGCGGTGTAATGCGGGCATTTGACCGCACTGCGTTGCCCAACGGCTTGCGCCATGCGCTGGTCAAGACGATCGAGCAGCGCCTGAAATGCGCATGCGGGGCGAAATCCGCGAAATTGAGATTTGGGCATAGTCTCGACGGAGAAGAAGAATGAGCGACACCGACAAGCCGGCGCTGACGAAGGCGCCGCAAATGTATGTCCATTACTGTGAGGAAGAGGGATGCCCTGAGTGGGGAGGCCTCGGCCGCAGCGCCACAAAAGACGAGCCGCCTCACTGGTGGTGCTGGGAACACTTTCCTGACCACTTCAAAGGCGGTTGGACGGTCAATTCGCGATAGGGCGAACCGAAACGGCCTCGACGAGAGGCAACTGCCACGGCGACACCGGGACGCGCCCGAGCTCGTCGAGCCGATCGGAGAACAGAATGAGCGTCGTCGCCGCGATGATGCCGGAGAGGATCAGGGCGACGATCGCCCGGGTGATGTTGTCTCGCGGAACCCGGCCGCCTTCCGTGTCGCGTGCCAGGATCATCAGGAAGACGGAGAACGCCCCCATGATCATGATGATGCCGGTGATCGGCGAATAGACCAGGTAGTCCGGTCTGCCAGTCCATCGGAGGATGTTGCCCCACAATCGCTGCACCGACATGAAGAACAGGATCTGGAAGATGCTGAAGGCGAAGAAGTCGGCATAATCCTGGCCGTCGCGCATCGATCGAGCCGCCGGTATGAACCACTGCACCATGCCGACGAGGCAGGAGCCCATGACCAGCGCCGAGGCGATCTCCTGGAATTCGTACCAGGAGAAGAAGGAAGCGGACAGCCAGGTCATAAGGCTGACGATCGCGAAGAGATAGGCGATCAGGCTCCGGCGCAGTTGTTTCATTTGGCATGCCTTTCGTCGAGCTTTTCCAGGGTGGCCAGGGCGATGCGCCGCGCCCAGTCCATTTTCACGGCATGATCCGCCAAGGCTTCGGTAAATTTGCCCTCGGCCTCGATCAGTTGTTGCCGCTTGTCTTCAGAGAGCAGAGGGCTCTGCTCGCGACGGCGGGATCTAAAGAACGGGAGTAGCCTCATGCCATCTCCTTCTTTGCCTGCACGGCGAATTGTATCTGCTGTGTCGCCGTGAGGTCGGTGATTGCGTCGATGACCTTCTGATACTCGGCCAGGCGCTTTTCCGTCAGCGCCTCGAATTCCTTGCGCATATGGGCGACATCGCTGTCGTACCGCTTCCTATCCTTGCCTCGCCCATACTGCGAGAGAAGGAAGAGGCAGAGGAAAAGCAGCGTGGTGAAGCCGAGTACGCCCTGCGTGAAGGCGTACTCGGTAAACAGTTTTATGATGCCGACTTCTTCCACGTCTCTGCCTCTAAAAGTCGGCGATCATAGCCCTGCCGTAGCGCCAACCCATGCTTCGAGAAGGGCAAGGTTCGGGGCGCTGAGGGCGTCCTTCACGATGACGAGGCCGGTCTGGTTTGCGGGAGGGGCAACGGTTGAGGGGGTGCCTGCTGTGGTCGTGCCAGAGGTCGTGCCTATGTAGAAGTCGGTGAAGTTCCATGTGCCATCGCCGGCAAGAGTGGCCGTTGCTTTCTGGACTCCGTCGAGGCGGAAGATAAGGTTCAGCCCGTCCTTGATGGTAGTGCAGACATGGTAGTTAGCCGTATCGAGGACTGCCTCGAAAGCGCTGACAGCGGTGCGGGCGTCGACCTCGACCACGGATGGGCCTCGATTCGAAGCGGTCTGCCGCTGCCCAATGGAGGCTTTAGAAGTGCCCTGCGTGCCGAAGAAAAACCCCCGGGAAGTACCGGAGGCGAATTTCAAGGCCTCGACCACGGTGAACTTGGTAGTGGCCGTTGCCCCGTCGGGGATGTCGAGAAGGGCTGCGAAGAGGTTGCCCTTCAGGTACGCGCCAGCCGGGAAGGCGATAGCGCGCTTGTTGCCTGTCTGACCTCCGTTGGTAATGATCGTGGGAGCGCCGCCGATAACGAGCTGGCCCGCAGAATAGATATCCCCCCACGAAAGGAGATTGTTCGACCCATCCACCGGAGTCTCGGAAACATTGTTCGAGTCGAAGGCGATGACGGTGCCGCCAAGATCGCTAGGCTGGAAGGCTGCCGTAGTCGAAGCCGTGATGGTCGACGATGGACCTGTGCCGGCATCATTAGAAGGCGTCACGCGAATATCATAGGAGGTATTCACCGTGAGACCGGTTATGGAAGAGGCAAGGGTCGCGAGGCCGGAACCGAAAGTGGTCCAAGCCGAATCCACGGTTCGCTTGTATTCCACCAGGTAAGTGATGGTGTCCGTGCCGAGAGTCGGCTTCGCGTAGGAATACGAGAGGTTCGTGGAGCCTTGGGAGGAAATAGCAAGGCTTCCAACCACATTGGGCATGATGCCCGCGCGGCCGAGCTTGGAGCGATAGACGCACTCGCTGAGATAAGCGGCCATATAGTCGTTCGGATGAACCATGTCTGTGGACGGAACAGGCGGTGCCTTCCACTTGCGAGAGTCATGAGCCGACGAGGCAAGATCACTGCTCTCTATAACGTAGCTGACATTGGCCGGCACGGCTCGAATAGCTGCGTTGAGGGTGACTTCGTCGATCCAGTTACCGTCAGTTTTAGCCGTCTGATTGGCAACGGTGGCTCCGCCATCTGTGGAGTCTGTACGAGGAGTTACAGTGGTCTGACCGATGCGCTTGCCGGGGAAGTTCGCGTAGATGCTCTGATGCGCCGCGAGAATAGCGGCAACGGTTTGCCCGTCTCGAAGATCGCCGCCGCCCCACTCGGAAATAACATCTGTGCACTTGCAAGCGGCAGTAAGCGCGATGATGCGAGAGTTGCCAAGAAGGGCCGCGAGCTGAACGCCCGTCATGCCGCCCTTCGTCCACTTGGCGTAGGAATATCGCTTGTCGAGACCTTGGGAGATGAAACCGGAACCGCCGCGTACGCCGACTGCGCCGATATTACCCTGGCCCTGGTTGATCGAGTCACCCGTCGAGAGGAAGCCAGAAGCGTTAGCCGCCGCGATAGTGCCGGTGATAGCTGAAGGACCGAGGTGGACATTCGATGCGTCGGCTGCGGGACGTGCAGGGGGATCGCCTGATCCGGAGTAGGTGTAACTTGTATCCGTGACGCCAAGGGCTGCCGAAGTGGCGGGGAGTTCTATCAGGGCCATGTTGCCTGCGGCGCCCGAGACTCGGATGGTATGAGACCAGAACTTAGTCCCTGCGGGAACCGAAACTCCTGCGACTGGATCGTTGGAAACCTGCCCGGCAGCCGGAATGGAGCCGGTGGCGGACCCTCCGAAGAGGACTGGGGTAAGCACGCCGGCGGGGTACTCGATAAAAGCTTTGATGTTCGAAGTCGATGCGTCGGTAATTCCGAAGGTGCCGTTGATGTGCCAGCCGCACCAGGTCATCACGATATCGCTGAGGGCGCCCTCGGGGGAGGCGTAATGCTCTGTCGCGTAGCCTTGGTTTGGGGCCACGCTAGCGAGCTGTGTCGGCCAGTTCGTCCGGTTGGCGGCGATGATAGCCAAAGTTGATCCACCACCGCCACCGCCTCCACCGCCACCGATGACACCAGCCCCGATATAACTCGCCACGCGCCGCTTGTTGATCTTCGTCCGTGCGGAAACCATGTCCGAATCCTTCCCGCCCTTCAGGCGACTATGAGAGTTGATGGATATTCACCGCGGCGCGGCGATGCTTTCGCCGTGCAGGCTGCATTCCTTGCGCGTCCAGACACCGCCGGCGCAGAAGCGCACCACGGTCCGGTCGATCTTGCGTTGATCGGCGTCGGTCGCGCCTCGGGCGCCGATCAGGTCAGTTCCTGCGACCCGGCGCAGGCCCGACACATCTGCCGGCCCCGAAGTCCCACACCCTGCCAGCGTCGCGACAGGCGTCATAATCAAGCACGCCTTCATCAGCAGCATTGCCCGCTTCATTGTTCTGCCTTTCGATGGTGGAGCGAACGCTGTCGGCGCCGCTCTGCCGGATCTTGTGAATGACGACCCCGATCGCGGCGAGCGCGGCGATACCGGCGATGATCTTGAGCGTGAGGCCGGAAAACATCAGCCTTCCACCGCCGCGCGGATATCCTTGATCGCCGCGATGATGTAGTGGCGCAGCACCAGGCCGCCGATCGCCACCGCCAGCACCGTGAGGATGATCACCAGCAGCACCCGCCAGTCGAAACCGGTCAGTGCCGCCAGGCCAAGCCCGCCGCCGCCACCGAAGGTGCTGCCGGCCCAGCCGAGCAGGCTGAATTTGCGCTTCACCTCGCCCTCGACCGAGTGCGGCACCACGGCCCTTTCCTCGACGACAGGAGCGGACATGATGCCGGCAGCCGCCATCGACACGCCATCGGCCGCCAGCAGCGCCTTGTGCAGCGCTGCGCGCGTCTTCGGGCCGGGATCGTTGTCGACAGTGAGCCCGTTCGCCGCCTGGAATTGCTCCAGGGCGTGAGGCGCATAGCCGAGCACGACAAGGGAGAGGCGCACCAGGTGGTCGACGCGATCGGCAAAGCCATTCATGCCGCCGTTGATCTTCTTGGTGATCGTCTCGGCGTCGCCCTGGTCGGCCAGTCGATTGAGGTTGCGCGTATCCCAATAGAAGAGGGCGGAAAGCCCTTCCCATGGATCGGTATTGATCAGATCCGGATTGGCGACGAAGTTCGGCGGATTCAGCCCGCGATCCTCGCACCAGTCGTAAAATTCCTTGATGTTGGCCGCACCCGTCAGCTGGATCGGCCCGCGCCCGGCATTCTTCTTGCCGTCTCCATCGATCGCCGGCGTATTGCCGAGATCCGTACGCGTGTCATAGCGCTTCTGCGCTGGCGTCGGCCCCCAGATCTCCCGATCATAACGGAAGTCGCCGCTTTCATGCATCAGCTGCGCGAGATACTGCACTAGGCGATGCAGCCGGTTCATACCGAAATCGGCGCCGTAGCGATCGAGCGCGATGAGGACGGATTTCAGATTGCTTTCGTTCACAGGGCCTTTCGCGGCCGCGCGAATTTGCTGAGCTGTGATGCTGCTCATGGAAGACTCCAGGTTTTTGATAAAGGAATTTCCAGCGGATTTCCCGTCTATTTAGGGTTGCCGCAGTGATGGGTTTTGCCTTAGGAGATGTGGCGGAATGGAGTTAAGTCATTGCTTCAACGACAGCTTGGAAGCGACGCCGCCGAAAGAGCGTATCGGCCAGACATCAACGCGCTCCGTGCCGTAGCCGTCGCGTCGGTTGTCCTCTTCCATTTCGGTGTTCCTGGCTTCAAAGGTGGCTTCGTCGGCGTTGACGTGTTCTTCGTCATCTCCGGCTTCCTCATGACGGCGATTATCACCCGGAGACTGTCCTCCGGACGTTTCAACCTGATCGAGTTTTACCTTGATCGCGGGCGCCGTATCGTCCCGGCATTGGCCGTTATGATCATGACTATATTGGTTCTAGGTTGGCAGGCCCTGCCAACCCTTGAATTTAGGCAGTTGGCAACCGAGGCAAAACTCGCCCTACTCTTCCTGTCGAATGAATTGTTTCTTTCGCAGGCCGGATATTTCGACAAGGAGTCCACTTCAAAGTGGCTGCTGCACACGTGGTCTCTCTCGGTCGAATGGCAGTTCTACGTCCTTTACCCTCTCATCTTATGGGGGGCGTGGTCAGTGACGCCACGGCGGGGGATGATCACAGCTGTCGTGGCGACCATCTTCGCATTGTCTGTCGGATGGCTATTGCTGCCTCATGCGAATTCCTCATTAGCGTTCTATTCTCTGACCACCCGTGCTTGGGAAATGGCGACGGGCGGACTTGTCTGCCTCTTTAGCCACCGTTTCCGTCCCTCCAGATCGGCGCAGATCGCCGGCATCGTCCTTGTGTCCCTTTCGGTGGTCATCATCAAGGATGGCTTGGCGTGGCCTGGACTCGCAACATTCTTCCCAGTTCTCGGCGCAGCCCTTGTCATCGCAGCCGGTGACAACCGTTCCTTACCCCGCGCTCTTGCATGCGCCAGCCCGATCGGTGCGGCTTCCTATTCGATTTACCTTTGGCACTGGCCGATCACGGTAGGGCTCCATTACTTCATGATCGACAAATCACCAGCCGTGATCAGCGCCGGCATTTTATCAAGTCTTGTGCTTGGGGCTATCTCGTATCAGGTGATCGAAAGGCCAACGATGGCGCTCTTGCGGCCATCCGGCACCATCGTCAACATTGCGGCCATCAGCGTCGCGGTGCTCGCCGGCACCTACCTAGCGGGTTCGACATATCGATCCTCAGTGAACCGTCCGATCCCGGCCGGCGTGAAGCAGGCAGAGGAAGCAGCCTATGACTTCAATCCGAGGCGCGATGATTGCTTGCTCTTTAAAGGCCTAGAAATGCCTCGTTGCCGGTATGGTGACGCCAACGGCAAACTGCAGGCCATCGTTTATGGCGACAGCCATGCCGACGCCATAGTGACGGCGGTGGCGGCTGTACAACCATCGGGAGGATATGTTGAGGAATGGAGCTACGCGAGCTGCCCGACCATCTTTGAAGTGAACCTTGTTATCAACGATCGCCCATGTCCGCAGTTCAATGAGTGGGCTAGGGAGAGGATGAAGACGCTTCCCCCCGGTATCCCTATAGTCATTGTAAATAGATTCGCCTCATACCCTTTGGGAGACGAGGGACTTGATCGGCCCTATATCTATTTTAGTCGAATGGTCAGCACCCCGGACCCGGATTTCATCAGTGAGTATCAACGGCACCTGGTGGCAACTATGTGTGAGATAGCGGCGGAGCGGCCCGTTTATCTTCTGCGCCCGGTCCCGGAGATGCCATATTCCGTTCCAAGCTTCCTTGCTCGTTCGGCCATGCTGTCGAATGTCGTATCCGCTGGCATCAAGAGAGCGGCATATAACGAGAGAACGAAGATCGTCGATGAAGCCCAAGACATTGCGAGTTCGCAATGCGGTGTGAACATCCTCGATACGTCGAGATATCTCTGCACCGCATCAACGTGTGCTGCCAACGATGGCGTCGCGGCTTTCTATTTTGATAACTCCCATCTCAGCGAGGCGGGAAACCGAAAGCTCGTTCCGATGTTTGCCCAGGTTTTTAAACGTCCCGCAACGCAGCCTTGATCTTCTCCACGATCGCGGTCTGCATCACGGATGCCCAGTGCTGACCATCTATAGTATAGCCTGGTAGAGCGGCCCCTGAGCCATCGTGAAGATCAGAGTGGTCAACGATGATGCACTCGGACCGCGCTCCATAGGTGCTACGCAGCCACGTGTTAAACGTCGCAATGTTAGCATTCCACGAGCCGTTGCTGGTCCGCGTGGGCGGCACAATGACGAGAGGCCCTGTGAAATAGTTGAGGATCGAGGCGTAGACCGCTTCAATCGCCGCGAGATTGGGAGATGTGACGCAGATGTCGTTAAATGGGAAACATCCCATAACGATGGCCCGTGCGCGTCCCAGCGAGGAGTAATTTCCGCCCCGAAGCCGCCAGATAAGGCCGCCTAGGGTGTCGCCTGATATGCCGTAATTCTCGGCAAACGGTATGTCTCCGAAACTGAGGCCGGCGAAATTGCTGTCTCCGAAGCAAGCGATACTTCCACCCAGCGAAAATAGGCGCGACTGTTTTCTGGAATCGTCGATGGTTCTGTTCTGATGGTAGACATAGATTTCGAACGTCTGAGCCGCAGGCATTGAGCCTCCGGCTAGATTGAAGCTCGCAGGGCGCTTGAGGTGGGGAGCGACACCCCCGGCAGCGGGAAGCCCAGCATTCGCTCGCGGAGTCATGTCTGTCGGATTAAGCATTAGGCGTTCACCTCACTGCGAAGCCCGTGCAGATAGCATCGCTTCTGGTTAAGCGTTTTATACCGAACTGCGATATCATCGCCGGTTGGCTGGCCAGTCACTGACACGATGTTGGTCTCGAAATAAGTTTTCGGTCCAAGAGCCTTGAGTTGCGTCATAGTCGCCAAGGTCCATGTCGTCCCTCCATCGCGGCTCAACTCAATCGTTACGTCAGTATTCAGCGTGAGCGCATCAAGGGCCTCGATAATGCCGGAGGCCTTCAATTGGGTTGGACTGAAATCCGTAAATTCATAAGGTGCGGTCACCAGTATGATATTTGCAGTTGTGGCTGGCTGTTCGACCTCGATCTCCTCCACCCAGAGCAAGTCGGACAACGAGGCGGTATATCCAGAACCACTTGTCCCGCCAGCATCGGTTCCGGCTTTGAAGTAGACGGAGTAATCCGAATTGGCTGGATTCAGACGGCCAACCGTGCCGCCGCCGGTGCACTGTCCAGAAACGATGAATGCAGTGCCGGCCGTCACGGTGTAGGTCATCCAATCAGACCACTCCTCCTCGTTGGCCGAAAGCGTCAGCGTCGAAGACCCACCACCAAATGTCACTGCGATCTGCGATCCGTCAAATGCGCCACCGCTGGCGGCATGGCCAGCATATACAGCGGTGAATGTGGCACCAGACGTTCCGCCCTTGAAAAGGATACGGAACTTCGTGCCGCTCTGAAGAACCTTCGCCCCCGCAAACCTCTGTCGAAGTGTATTGCCTGTCCATCCACTATTGCTGTTGCTGAATGATATGGGAGGGATACAGTCGACCTGTTGCAATGGGTTGCCGGCATTCATGACGCGGCCATTGCTAGGATCTAGAGTATAACCAGACGAAGCGCCGGCATTGATGCCACCGTCTCCGCCAAAACCGTCAGCTAGACCGTTCGCCATGAAGACTGGCTGACCCACTGCGCGAGAGGAATGGATGGCCGTGAGTGTGCCACCGTCAATCGAGATCCTGTTGCGCAATGAGGTCGCAAGCTTGGCATCGCTGATGCCGCCATCGACTACGGTCCCAAACGGCAGCGCCTCAAACGCGGTACCATTCCAAGAAAAGAATGTTTTCGAGCCGGTATTCCAATAAAGCGCGCCTTCCTGCAGGGGATTACCGTTCGGATCGGCGGTCGGAGGTGCTGCGTAGGCTCCCAGATACTGCTTCTGGAAGTCACCAAACACCGCTTCGATATCAGCCTGAAGTGCGGCCGATGTCTGGTCACTTGCTAGGCGAAAGGTCGATCCTTCCACCTTGCCAATAAGCAGCGGAGGAAGGCCGCCAGCAACAGGATTGTTGCCGGAATTCGTTTTGATCGCCAGCGGCGATCCGCCGTTGAAGCTCACAGTCACTGGCGAGCCCGGATTTGTCGTGAGGATCGTCAACCAGACTTGAGCGCTCGATGAGATCGGTTGGGAAGAAACGGCGTTGTATGCATTAGGCGTACCGGTGCCATCGTCTTCGGCGACGATGACAGAATACGGCAGATCGGCAACGCGGGTCCACGACCCTGCGCCGGCGGCGCCGGTCTTTCGATAGATGCCGTTGAAGTCGACAGTTTCGTCTTGAATGACCCACGCGCTGTCATTCTCAGCATGTTGCAGGTCCCCGAAGAGCTGCGCCCGCGTGAGATAGACACCACCACCGGAACTTCCAATCGCGGTGATGAAACTCTCAAGCCAGGCACCCCATGCGCGAGCCTCCAACTTCTTGACCTTCTTGCGCCCGGACGACGGTACGCCAGGAATGTTCGTGTCCGCGAAAACTTGCGCGGCTGTCGGTGCAACTATGGGCATCGATATGTCCTGCTTCAGGTGACGGTGAAAGCTCCGGTCGCGATGGGGGCGGCCGGTATATTTGAAGTGTTGAATGCTTCGATAAAGCCGTACTTTGTGCCGGCGCTGAGACCCGTAATGACACGCCCGTCCGGGATATTGGGGGGGCCGTATTCAGTGGCCAGCAAAGTCGATCCTGCAAAGGAATTTGTCGTGTTGCTGTAGATGCGAACGCCCGCATAATTCAGGCTGTTTGGCGGCGTCCACCCGAAGCTCGCCTGGCCGGCGCCGGGTACGGTGACGTTGGCGCCGGACACCGGCGACGGTGGATTTGGATCTGCCGTCGCAGTCCTGGTCAAGTAATCAGTCCACTCCGAACTGGCGCCAGAGGACCACGCGCGCAAACGGAAGCGGTACTGAACCCCATCGGCCAGATAGGCCGACCGGACCTGGTCGGCGCCCGATGTCGAGACTGCAGTCTGTGGCCCCGTCGATGTCGTCACTCGCTCCCATTCAAGCTCGTAGGTAAGTGCGTCTGAAACATGACTCCACGTTGCGAGAGCGTAGGCTGCGGAGGAGCCCCCGGAGACCACCTCCGTTTGAATTAGAACGCCGAAATTCTCCGGAACTGGCACCTCGCCGCGCGGCATAGGAACAACTGATGATCCAGGGATACCCTCTTCCACCGCTGAATTGAAAACATAGAGGTCCTCAGGAACGACGATGCCACTAAGGGTGATGGTCATATCTTTCAGAGAGATCACCGGCTTGGCCGTGATTTCAATGATGGCATCGGCAAGTTTCGGCCCATACTGCACTCGAATGAAGCGCTCGTACGAGGGATCGGCATCGATGTCGTAATGTGCAGTGAGAGAAACCCGCACCCCATTTCGACGGATATATTTCAGCTTCTGCATCCGTTGCATGTGGTTGTGCGATTGTACGGACACGTTGTCGACCGTCACCGTCCTCTGCGTATCCTCGCCAATGTATGGATCGCCGTAGATGGCGGCATCATTGGTGTTGTAGAGGTCCTCAGGATCGGTAAAGCGGCCGCGCACCGCAAGCACGGTAACGGCGGGATCGACATTGGCATCCAGGCTGAAAGCCGTGATCTCGTTGCGCGTGAGGATGATGCTGGGTTCATAATATGCGCCGCCGTGCACACCGACCGTTCCGTCAGCGCGCTCGTAGACGACCAGCTCACCTGCTTCGTCGATCGTACGGCCGACATCGGCAGGATCATTGTTCGCCCGAAACCAGAACCCGCCATGGTAAAGTCTTTCGACGCCTCCGAAGCGATTCACAATTAAGCGATCGCAAACGTCTGCTGCGCGCTCCCAATCGGGCAAATACATGTCAGAGATTGAAAGCTTCCCCCCATAAGGACTAGTGAGGTGCCACAGCCGGAAGAGAGCAAGGTTCGTTGTGTAAGTGTAGGCATCGATACGGGGGTCATAGATGTCGGGGCTTCCCTCCAGAACCGAAGAATGCTCCGGCATCTGGTTTGGATAGACCTTCATGACATCGTCCGCTTTCGCCGTCTTGCAGATCATCTTCACAGATGCGAGGCCATCGCCCCGGTGATTGCTGGTCCATATCGTGGGGAAGGCGGCAACAACATCGCCGTATGCGGTTTCAGCGGGCGCCCCCAGACGCGACTCGATCGACACGTAAGATTTGTTTTTCGGGAAAAAATGCGCCGGAGATACGACCACAGAGCCTGAAAGCGTCACAGCTTCATCATGCAGAAAGTGCTGCACGAAGCGGTTGATACGGTGACCCGCAGGCACGAGAATATGATACGCGTTCCCGTTCACCTCTTCGAGGAAGACATAGTCGCTTGCCTTTTTTACCCGACCGAGAACGATAGGCAGCGAGGGAACTGACTGCTTGAGATTGTAGGTTCCGTCTTCGGGCTTGGGAACGGTCGGTTTTGGAGCGAGCGCCTTCGACAAAGCCGAAGCCCCTAACGCCAGGCCGCCGTACAGCAGTGCCGCAGTACCCAAATAAAGGGCATTTGCGGCAAAGACCGTGGTTCCAAGCGAGGAAACGATCAATGGGATAAGCTCGAGTCCACTCATGCTCTAGATTTTCCAGATCGCCAAATTTTGGGCGCTCATTGGCCCAACCTTGTTTATGAAACGGACCAGCCACCGGCGGCCGTCGAATATGGCGCCAAACTGATGATTTATGTTTACGCGGCTGCCTATCACCCCGACAGCTCCGCAGATCGGCGCGTTCAGCCGCTGAGCGCCCAACCTCGCAGCGGCTTTAGCCATCAAAGGAACACATCCCCCCGCAGTTGCTACAATTTGCGAAAATTCGTCGTCAGTCCGAAAAGCTCCCCGCCAGTTTTCGACGGGATCGGAATGGCCGAGCCATATTGCCCACGCCGCCGGAAAGAACATGCAGTTTACGGTCCCCGCGTTCCATGGCTTGCGCTCGTAGGCCGCCAGGAACGATGCCAACGTCAACTCCATCACGACCAGTTTGGCCAGCGTATAGTATGGTCCTTCAAGCCAGGCATTCGTTCACACATCTGATCTTCAGGTGCAGAGGGGTTTAGAACCCTTGCCCTTGCCCGCTGGTCCACGTCGGAGAGGACTGCCCCGCTCGTTATGGACATGAGCGTAAATCTATTGGTGATGTCGACCTGTATTACCGAGCTTATGCCGGTATCGCTGGCTTGATCTACAAATTTCAGATTGGCGATCTTGCCCGTAAATTTCACCTTTGGACTGCCCGCGGGCTGTTCATACTGATCAAGCTTCTGCAGCAGGACCCGAAACCGGGAGCCGGCTATGTTTCCGGCTTTATAATCCGCCCAAACGGCGTCGCTGGCCTTTGCGTCGATTCCCGAAATAACGAGCGACAGGGTTGCGGCTTCACCATTTATCGCCGCCTCGATCTGCGCTAGAGCATCGTCACCCAGCGTACAGGAGCGGTAGAGATTGCCATCGTTATCAATGAATGGGCCGCCCGACCCGTCCCACCACAAGAGTGGACCTGCCGGCAGCTCTGCTCTAGCGAGGATGCGAATACTTGTCATGAAATGCCCGCTTCAAGCCTGTTCGTTCCAATAATCTGTCGCCTCGACGAAGCTCACGGACCTTCGCTCGAAACCGACCATGTCAAGGCCGCCGTCCATGCCTCGATCGTCCGCGAGGTGGCAAAGGCAGCTAGGATTATCAAACTCAAGCTCAGCTCCCGCTGGTATCAGCTGCCTGATCGACGGAAAGACGGGCACCGTCCAGACATCATCCGTCACATCAATGGCGGGTCCGGTTTCATAGAGAGCGTGATTGAAAGAGAAGCGCACCCCCGAAAGGTCAGCAGCCACATCAACGGCCCGCAAAGAAATGATGGTCGCGCCGATCGGCGTTAGGGAGTGCGCCACGACCGTGATCGCCGGTTGCTCGTAGAGTGTCCCGTCATCGAAGGTCGTAGCGTCATCAAATGAAACCTCCGGCGTGGCCTCAATTTCACCAGAGACATAGGGGGCTGTATCGAAGGAGGATGCAGGAACCGCAATCAATCCCGCCCTACCGCCCAGCTGCTGTCGAATTGCCAGCCATGTGCGTCTTTGAGCCTGAGAGTAGACGGGGATGCCAACAAGATCCACGGACCAGAACCCAAGATCGGTTCGGACCGTTCGCTCTATACCCCCGAGAGAACGCCCGCCGGATCTTGTGAAGGGGACAGGATTAGCTCGGCATTCCGATGGCACGAGGAGCGTCATGGGCCACATAAGAATATCAGCCACTCCGATAGTCCCTTCCAGCAACGTCATTTTGATATCGCGCCATCGTCGGCACTACTCGCTGATCGGCGCGCCCCAAAATCGCAGGCGCAGACCTCGCAATTCGCGCATCAGAAATGTTCTCGACTGCCGCTTTCCAGTTCCCATCCTGGTCAACGTAAACCCGAACATCAGCAATGCCCGCTGATGATCGTGAAGTCTGCTGGCCAGGTTTCGTAACCGTCACCTTCTCGTTAGGCGACGCCTTGAACGCGACCAGCTGGCTATCAATGCCGCCGGCGCCACCAACCTGGAATGCCCCGCCATTAGCAAAGCCAAACAGCGAACCGATGCCGCCCAGCAACCCGCCGAACAGGCCGCCGGTATTGCCGGCAACGCCGCTTGCGCCTCCGCCCCCGAGCAGCGCCTGAAGCGCCTTGTCCTTCCACATACTGGCGAGATCGCCGAGCAGGTCATGGATCGATTCCTTGAAGCTCTTCGATCCGTCGATCAGCCCGTCGAATACGCCCGAGAAAGCGCTACCCATCGACGAGCCGGCATCCTTCATGCTGGAAAAGCTACCCTTCACATCGGTCGCGACGCCATTCGCCGCGCCGACCACGTTACCCTTCAGGCCGGTGATCCCGCTGCCAAGGCCTTGCATGATGTTGCGGCCGATCTCCTCCATCACCTTCGATGGCGAATGGATGTCGAAGAAACCGGTAAAGCTGTCCTTGATGCCGGAGGCGATGCCGGCGACACTATCCTTGACCGAATTCCACCGGTTCTGGATGCCCTGCCATAACCCGTCGATGATCTGTCCGCCGATCTCCAGCATCTGGCCGGGCAATGCCTGAAAGATCGCGATAAGGTCGGTGGCGAATTTCGTGACCGCCGCCGTTACCTCACTGACTTTCGCGACGATCCCATCCCAGGCGGCGACAAACTGCGCCCATGCCCCGGATACGAATTCGGATACCGCCTGCGCAGCCGTCTGGATCTGAGGCCAGAAGGCGACGATCGCCACGGTGAGCGCGGTAATTCCGGCGATCACCGCCGCTATCGGAATGCCGATCGCCGCGATACCAGCCGCCAGCAGGCCAACAGCAGTAACCACCGGACCAATAATAAGCGCGAGACCGGCGACAACCGTCCCCCACTTGAGGATCTCTGGATTGGTTTGGCTGAGAGTATCAACGAAGCCAGATATTCCCTGCACGATTTCGGTCACGAAGGTGAGCAAGCCGCTGTTGGCTATGGCAAGCTGAAGGTTTTCCAGAGCGCCGCCGAGCTTCTCCATTTCGCCATTGAAGCCCTTCATGCGGGCAGCCGCTTGCTCGTCGGCGCTAGCGGCCTGGATCTTCGCATTCATCTGCGTGATGCCATCTCCGCCCTGCTGCATCAGCGCAATGGCCGTCCGCATGCCGTCGACGCCGAAAAGCGTGTTCATCTTCTCATTGAGGTCGAGTTGCGACAGACCGGCCATCTTGTCGCGCAGCTCCTGCGCGACTCCAGCCATGGACTTCATAGATCCGTCCGCGTTGAAGAAGCTGAGGTTCAACTCCTTCATCACTTCGGCGGCGCCCTTTGACTTCGGCACCAGGCTTGTCAGAAAGCTCTTGAAACTCGTGCCGGCATCGGAGCCGCTGGCAAAGACCGATGACGTTGCCGCGATCGTGGCGTTGAAATCGTCGAGAGACACCCCGAGCGCGCCAGCGACGCCGCCGGCTTGCCCGATGGCGAGGGAATAATCCTCAAAACCGAACTGCGACTGCAGAGTGACCCCGGTGATGTGATCGACGATTTTGCCGAGGTCTTGCGCCTTCACACCGAACTGCGCCATAACGTTGGTCGCAACATCGGCGGACTCTGCGAGATCGCCGCCTGTCGCCACCGAAAGGCGGATTGAAGCAAGCGCCGCTCCGTCGAGGATCTCCTTGGCAGAGAGGCCATTCTTCGCCAGCATCTCCATGGCATCGGCAGCTTCGGAGGCCGATTTCGGCGTATCGGCGCCGAGCTTCATTGCCATCGCTTGCAACTGGCCCATCTCGTCCGCCGAAGCGCTCGATGCTGCCTGTACACGGTTCATGGCCGCTTCGAAATCGCCGGCGGTCTTTATCGCGATGCCGCCGAAGGCCGCGATCGGCGCCGTCAGCTTGAGAGAAAGCTGTTTGCCGATATCCTGCATGGAACGACCGGCATTCATGAGGCCGGAGCGCATACCCTCCAGGCCGCTGCGGAACTCGGCCGTATCGATCGATAGCATGACGCGCAAGGCGCCGATGACCGCTGAACCTGCCATGGATTATGACTTCTTTCCTTTGGCCCAAGCCGAGAATGCTGAAAAACTCTGTTTCCAGCTCGGCTTTCGAGACTGTTCCGGTGACGGCGCGGCACTTTTCCAGAGAAGCGTTTTCAGCTTCCAGAACTCTTTGTGTTTCTTCGGTGCATAACTGCTGAGGAAGGCCGTATGCCAGGCAAGCCACGCACGGTCATTGTGCTCGCGCTCCCTCATGGCCGCCACGCCGGAAAAAATGAACCAGATCTCCCTCGGCGTCAGATGCCAGAACAACGCGGGATCTTGGCCGCCATCGACCCAGGATTTGAGCAGCGACAGGGGGTCTAGTCTGTCGCTGCCTTCTGAGGGCGATCGGCGACATCTTCCTGCTTGTTCGGGAATGCAAGAGAGAACGCCTTGCCGATTGCATGCATGCAGGCTGGAATTCCGACATCCGTCGCAATGTCACCAGCCGCCTCAATGGTGATCTCGGGATTCTTATCGAGCAGGCCGGCCCAGAGGATCGCGCGCGCCATACCCATCCGAAAGCCGGCGGGGTTCTGCAGCAACGCCGCGATTTCCGTCACCGGCTTGCCGAGGTGATCCTCCAGCCTGCAGATCGAATTCATCGTGAACCGGATGACGTGCGTATTGTCGCCCGCCGGCAGGCTCACTTCTCCCCGATGCGGATTACCCATTTACGCCACCACTGCGATCGTTGCAGCGCTCGTCACCACAGTGTCGAACCCGCTATTTTTGCCGGTGACCTCGATCGTGATGACGTCGCCGATATTGCCGACCTTCGGAACGAAGGAGCTGCCGGTCTCGTCTGTTATCGCGGCTGCATCCGCCTTCCACTGGAATTCCAGCTCCTCGGCTCCAGCCCAGACGCCAGGATCGACGGTCAGGGGGACGCCAACCTTGGCGACGCCGGTGATCTTCGGGGCGATGAGATTCCGGGGCGCTGCGATTTCCGTCAGGATCGGCTCCCCTGACGCCTTCAGGGTCAGGGTCGCCGTCATCTTGTCGTCGGTGGGCGTGTCCTTCTCGTAGGACTGGCGCGCGCAGTTGAAGATGCAGCTGACGCCATTTGCCCATGTCAGATAAGCGATAAGCTTCTTTCCCCGGACCGACATCAGGAATCGGTCGGCATCCGAACCGGGAACGAGGTTCATCTCGAATTCCGCTTCCCCCGCATCCGTAAGGCCCGGAATGTATTCCCGGTACCGGTTGGGGCTCTGCATATGAGTTGCCTCGACCTGGTCGTCCTCGTCCGAGGGTGGCGTCGCCGAAGTGATCTCGGGAATATAAACACGGGTGGCGGGCGTGCTGGCGAGCGCAAGCTCCAACACCATGCCATAGCCAATTGCTGCCTGAGTCTCAGCCATATCAGTCTCCTGTGTGATGAATCATGAAATCTTGGGACACTCGATAGGGACGCACGGCAAGCGTCAGTATCGAGTTGTTTTCGGTCAGATCTCGCTCCGTCTCAGCGAAGATCCCTTGGAAAATGCCGGTGCGGCGACCGGACAATGCCGTCCGGATAAGCCGTATTCCCCGTTTCGCCTCGTCGTAGGTCTCGGCATAGCTGTCGATCTGGACGCGCGCCTGCCGATACCCCGATGAACCGGACATGGTATAATCCGTGATCGAGCTTGCCTTCTGGATGACAGCATAAGGCCGGATTGAGGTCTGCGGGGCGACCATAGGCCAGATACGGTCACCAAAGATCGAGGCCACTCCACCATCACGCAGCAGCATGGCAAGCAATGCTTCTTCCATCGAGCTACCTGCCTTTGCCATTCCGCCGCGCCAATCGCGCGGCAGCTTCCTCGATCACGACCCAAAGCCTATGGGTGATGATGAAAAGGGCGTTGTTCTTCTGAGTATCCCATGCCGGACGCAGCCAGGGCTGTGCAGCCTGGTGTTCGTTGCCGAATTCATCCTGCATGCCAGCGGGATCGGACGTGCCAACAAAGCCCTCGGCAAAATCCCGGTCGTCCTTTGTCGCCCGCCGGTGAAGAGAGGCCTGTCGGCGGGTCAGCTTCGTTCCGTAATCGGTGTGCTCGTAGAGATTACCGGTGAGCCTTGGAGCGTTTCCGCGTGCGGCAGCAGCCACAGGCTCCCCAGCCTCTTTGAGAACCTTCCTGAGGACAGCTTTTGCAGTCGATTTCGGCAACTCTCCAAGCGCCTTGTCGAGTTGCTTCAGCCCCTCGATCTTGATCCTAGTTGCCATCAGCATCCCGCACGGCGGTAATTTCGATAAACCGGAACCGCCCTTCATTGGCTTCCTTGACGCCCTGAATGTTCCAGATCACACCATCGTAGATGATGCGATGTACCGGCGTTACGGTGCGCGTTACGCTGTTGCTGCGCACGACAAAGCGACTCGCCAGGAAGGAATCGATCGCGCCTGAGGCCTGGCGCTCACCGTCGCTTACGTCGCCACGACGCGCCCAGAAAGACCCCACGGAAGTCCAATTCGCAACCGGCTCATTGAACGCATTGCGACCAGCCTCGACAAAACGCTCAATCGTAATTCGCCGGTCAAGGGAACCGATGGAGGGCATTAGACGACCGTCCTTCGGAAGGGCCAGATAAGAGCTTCATATGCACCAGTCGGCGTCATGACGGTTTCCAAGGCCATCTCCCTGTTCTCGTAGAGGAAAGCGAGATGCAGTAGGATGGCGGTCCGCAATTGCGGTTCTACCTTTTCAGCCGTATCGACGCCGACCTCATAGTCGATGCTGACGGCATCCGGCCGGTCGTACACGCTCGGCACAGACCAGGAGGAACCAAACGCCACGTAACAGCCCTCGGCGTCGACGAGCATCTGGTAATCCGCCGCATTCACCGTCTGTTGAGCATTGTCGCCGTCGAAATATTTCACGTTGACGACGTCAATGATCGGGCCTTTGCTCAGGCGAATGCATCGGCTGAAGCGGCATGCATAGTCCCGCCACGTCTGTTTCAGCAGCGCCATATCAAGTGTCTTCTCGATATGTTTCGTCGCCGCCGCAACAAATCCCTCGATCAGCGTGTCATCCTCGGAAATATCGACGCGGCATTGCTGCTTTGCCGTCGCAAGATCAATGACGACGCCTGTGGCCGGGGTGACGAGTTTCGGCGCGAGCATCGATCAGTGCGCCTTGTTCTTCGGCGTCGCCTCGGCCTTGTTCTTCGGCTTTGGCTCAGCTTTCAGCAGCTTAATAACGCCGAGGTCGACGAGATGTTTTGCATCTGCGGCCGACAGTTCGCGGATATCGCCTTCCGCATAGAACTTGTCGCCCTCATGAGAGCGCAGAACGGTATAGGCAATCTTGCTGGACATTTTCGCTTCTCCTTCGGTTCATGAGGAAGGCGCCCGAGAGCGCCTGCCATGATGAGCCGAACGTTACACGCGGCCGAAGTCGCCGTAGATGAAGGCCTGAGGACGATAGACGGCCAGAGCCAGTCGCTCTTCGAAAAGAAGCGTGACGAGGTTCTTGATGAAGTCGTCTTCGTTCTCTGTCGCCAGCTCGACGCGAGCGTCCCACCGGTCGAAGAGCTGCGCGCCGAGCTGGAACGCGCCGGTCAGGAACTTGTCGACCTGCATCGACTGGGTCGTAACAACCGGGAGGTTCCAGAGGCGGGGCGCAGTCGAGCCCTGCGGGTCGCCGATGATGTAGTTGCCGCCGGCATCCTTCAGGGTTTCGATCCAGGTCCAGTCGATCGGGTTGAGCACATGACCGGTGGCAGGGAATTCGGCCAGCGCCGCCTGCAGCATCGCCAGACGCATCATGTCGATGCTCGTCGGGCTGGTCAGCGCGATCGGCGCTGCATATGCCGTCGCCTGCGGTACGATGCCGAGCAGGTTCTGGCCGGTTCCGTCGCCGTACAGAAGCTGGCTTTCTTCCTTGAAGGCGAGGCCGTAGAAACCGCGATTGTCGATCAGGGACCGGAGTTGCGCCAGATCTTCCATGATTTGGCGCGATGCCTTGAAGTGATGCGCGATGACCTTGGCCGTCGTCGACTTCAGTTCAAGTTGAATGTCCGACTGCGGCTTGGCCGCACCTTCAGCCACCATACCGGCGCTGTTGGTGAACAGCTTTTCCTGGACATATTCCAGCGCGTTCTGGTCCATCCGGCCAGGCGTCAGAAGATCGCGAACGGTCATGCGACGCTGCGGAAGCGCAAGCACACCCGGAAGACGGGTCGCCTGAAGTGCTGCGCCAACGGAACCGGCGGCGTTGGTGGTCGCCGAGGTGATCGTCGCCTTGACCGAGAGATCAACGCGACCGCGCGGCACTTTCTCACCAAGGAAAGCCTTGACCTTCTGATCTTCGGTGAACTGTTCGCCGATCGACTTTTCGCCGTCCTTGCCGTCGCCGGTGCCCCGGGCAAGTCGCTGCTCCATTTCCGAAACCTGCTCCTGAAGAGTGTTCATCTTCATGAGCGCTTCGTCGGCCTTTTCCTTCAAAGAGGTCGAGAGGCTTTCGCCGGACTTCGCCTTTCCGAGCGCCTCGTCGGCGATCTCCTTGACCTTGTCCAGGCTCTCCTGGAACATTTTCTTGACGTCGGCAGCCAGCTGTTCAGCCGTCTTCGGATCGGGGTGACCGGTGCCATCGCGAAGATAACGGCCTGCCATTCGTTCGTTGGCCGTCATCGCGCCGAGAATGGCCGCAGACGCCATCAACATCTTGGTTTTCATAGTTGCCTCTTAGGGCTTGAGGGAGATTAACCGCGCAGCAAAGCCTGCATGAACGCGGTCGAGTCGTTCGCCTTCTCGCCCTCGGACTCACTCCGAATGGCCTTCGCATAGCCGACAGAGGCGATCTGTACGGCCATGGCTTTCGGAACCCCTGCATCGCGCAGAATGTCCTCGAATTCCTTGATGGTCGGCGGCTCGCCATCGCGCAGCCGCCGTGCAAATTCTTCCATGCGCTCCGACTTGACGCTCTCGACGCGCGCGCGGCGGTTTGCGGGGAACGACACGATGGAGACCTCCAATAGGTCAAGTTCGATCAGCTTGCGCGGACCGCTGCCCTCGGCAGGCATGGTGTCGACTTCGCGATACCCGATCGACAGACCTTGGATGGCGCCGGCCTTCAGCAGAATGCGCGCTTCGTCCGCCTTCTGCACACCCGAGAGAAGCCTCCCTTTTCCCCAAAGGCCCTTTTTGTCCTCGGCCATGTCCTCCCAGACGCCGATCGGCGACCAGGGATCATGCTGCCAAAGCATCAGCGGGAAAGTTCCTTCGCGCTTATGCTTGACCAGGCTGGCAACGAAGGCGCCGGGCTCGACGCTTTCATTGTAGCTGTCGCGCACGCCGAAGACGGAGCCGTAACCTTCGAACGTTCCGTCCTCGGAAATTTCCTTGATCTTGAGGGAGAAATCCTTGGTCTTCATGCTGCATCGTCCTCGTTAGGTGGCGGCAGGGCATCGTTCCCAGCTTCGGTGATCGGCACGTTCTGCATCTGCATGCGCGGCACGTTTCCGCCGTCGACAGGCGGAAGGTTTTCCAGTCGCCGGACTTCGTTGATCGTCATGGCGCCGATCTGCGTCATGATCTGGTAGTACCGCGCGCGCCCCTGGCTGTCGGCGCGCAGTAGTCCCTCGAAATTGAATTCAATGCTGATGCCGAGAGCGCGGTCGGCCGGCGTCAACAGCTGTCGCATCAGCGCCTGCTCGATGCGCTTCAGGCGGCGGCGCAGCGTGAACTGCAGGAAGCCGAGCGTCTGCTGCTCAAGGCCCGTGCCCCAAGACGTGCTCTTGGCAGTATGACCGATCATGAACGGCGGGACCGCGAAGAACCTGCAGATTTCCTCGACCGAGAAGCCGCGCGTTTCCAGCATTTGCGCTTCTTCCGGATTGATTGTCAGCTGCTCCCACTTGGTGCCGCCTTCGAGCACCAAGGGGCGGCCAGAATTCACGGCGCCGACGAATTTTTCGGCGAGCTTCTTTTCGGCGATTTCGCGCTGTTCCTTCGTCAGCCAATCCGCGAAGGTGAGGGTGCCGGACGGACGAAGACCATTACGGAACATTCCGGCCGCAGCCTTGTCCGCCGCTCTCGCCATGGAGAAGCTGTTACGCGCAGCATCGAGTGTCGACCGTCCACCCAGCGCATCGCCGCCGGAACCCCGGATGTGAAGGATCTCGTTATCCGTGGCGACGAAGCTTTTACCGTCTTGCGTCCAGCGATATTCTAGCGATCCGTCCTTCTTCTGCAGTCGCCGAATGGACATGATATCCGGCCTGATCGGCGAAAGCGCCACGACCTTGCCGGCAGCGCGACTGATCCGGGCGTAGGCATTGCCCCAAAGCTCGATCGCCGAGCACATGAAATCCCAGAAGTCGACGGCCGTCTGATCGAAATTCGGACTGTCATGCAGCAGCCGGTAAAGCGAATGGTCCTTTGCTACTTCCTTCGAACCGTCTTTTGCCTCGCGGTAAACGACCAGCGGCAGCGACGAAATCGTGCCGGCCAGAAGATTGACGCAAGCCCAGACAGCGGAAAGGGCAAGCGCGGTGTCGACATTGACGGTCTCGCCGGCGTCTCCCATCTGCCCACGATCGACCCACCCGTCCGGATCGCGAATGGACAGGTTGCGGACGAAGGTCACCATCTTGCGAAAAATGTTCAAGCTGCCCTCGCCAATTCATTGAAGTAGTCATCTTTGCCGGAATCATCGCCATCGTCTTTGGTGGCAATTCCGATCGCCATGACCTGCGCAACGATCCCGTCGATACGCTCGTTCGACTTGTTCTTCGCCGGCTTGATGTTGTCGGCGGCATCAGGCCCCTCGATCGCCACGACCTGCGCGTGACGGCGAAGAACGGGATGGCCGCCGTGATGGAAGCCATTTCCGAGAACCAGGCGTTCAAGCTCTTTCGAGGGAGCCGACATGGACCCGAAACCCTGGCCGAACAGCACGACCGGAAGCCCTTCCTGCTCAAGCTTCACCGCCGTCTCCGTCGCATTCCAGCGGTCGATGGCGATGCCGCCTTCGTGGGCTTCGCGTTTGGAGTTGCCGACATGGGCGATCTTGAAGCGCTCGGCATCCGCATAGATCTGCTTACGGATGAATTCATAATCGACGACATTGCCCGGCGTCGTCATCAATGCCCCATCCTTTGCCCACTGCTCGTAAGGAAGCCGATCCCGTTTGGCGTGCTCTTTGATCGTGGCGGCCGGCTTGAAGAACCGTGGCACAACAACCGGGATTTCAAGTCCGCGCTGCGCCGGGAACCACCAGACGATCGCCGAAAGGTCGTTTGTCGACGACAGGTCGAGGCCGCCGAAACAGCGCTTCCCGTGCAACTGCTCTGCAAGATCGCTCCAAAGGATCGGTCCCTTGCAGTGATCCCAGCCGAACTTGTTACCGTCATCATCGGTCGCGTCGATCGGCAACCAGCGGACCGCCTGTTCGGTCCAGATGTTGAGGTGATAATTCTTGAAATGGTTCTCCAGCCTCGGCAGCTGCCGCGCGCGCCTGGCATTGGTGCGCATCGTGTCGAGCTTTTTCGAAACCCCGAGATTGGGATTTGCCTTGCGCCACGTCTCCTCCGACTGCCAGTCGTCATCCGGATCTGCGGCGTAGACCACGACCAGCGTTTCCGGATCCTCATAGGTGCCATCGAGGATCTTCTGACATTCGTCCCAGACCTCCTCGCCATAGGTGCCCTTCTTGCCGGCGGTCGAGATCAGGAATTCCAGCGGCTGGCGCCGGGCGTCTTCGGAGTCGTGCACGAACTGGTATAGATCGCCCGACGTCCATTCGTGGATTTCGTCGCCGATCAGGCCCGACGCCGAGAACCCGTGCTTGCCTTCCGCCTTGCCCGACAGCGGCTTGAAGCTGGCGTTGAGGGCAGGGCAGTAGATCGACGACTTCAGGCTGACGAGATCGTTGGAGAGCGTCAGGCTCTTTCCGACCATCGTCGCGGCCTGGCCGAATACCAGCCGCGCTTGCCCCTCATGCGAGGCGATCGAGTAGACCTCGCCGCCAAGCTCGCCATCGCCGAGCAGGATCAGCAGCGCGATGCCGGCCGCCAGCTCGGTCTTGCCGTTCTTGCGCGGCACCCAGACATAGACGCGCCGGTAACGCCGCGTCCCGTCCGGCCGCTTCCATCCGAAGATAGGCCGAACGATATCGTTCGCCTGCCAGTCTTCGAGGTGAAACGGCTTGCCAGCCCACTCGCCCTTGGTGAAGCAAAGGTGCTCCGGAAAGAACGCCACGGCGCGAACGGATGCCGCCTCGTCAAACCAGTAATCGCCCTCGCACCAGGCCTGCCGATCGTGATCCCACGTCGCCTTGGCCCCCACGCCGAGAGGTCGGCGCGGCCCTTTGCGGTGTGCCGCCTTTCCGACCCGAACCGCCATGGCTTACTGCAGGAACCCCACTGCCGAGGTCGGCCGCGCCGGCGCCGGCGCGTTCTGCGCAGCGCTCGGCCTGTCCTCGCCCTTCCTCTGTCCGCTGTCGAAGAGATCGCCAGCACCTGCACCAGCGCCGGCGGCACGAGCCGCATAAAGCCGCTGGCGCTCAGCCGGATTGAGACCGAAGTTTGCCTCGGCCGCAGACAGCTGGCGCTCAAGCCGATCGGCAATCGCGAAGGCCGGCTCATAGCGCCGCACGATCCCGCTCGCCGTCTCGATTTCGTAGACCTCGCCCTTGTCGTCGAGTCGTTCCTGCATCTTCAGCCAGCGCGAAAAATTCCGGCAGTAGCGCCCGAACGTCTCCGCATCGAGCTGCGTCAGCAGCTTCATCGCAATCAACCGAGGCGCCAGCCGGCCCCACACATCCAGCCCGCCATCCTTCAGCCAGGTCGGCGGAACGACAGACGAGGTCACCGAAACTTCCTGCTTCGCGTCCTCGACCTTCGGATCTTCCCCGATCGGTCGCCGCCCGCTATTGCCCTTGGCCTTCTTCACTGCAGCCGGTTCCGGCTTCGGACCTCTCCGACCCATGGCTCTCACCTCAAAAAAAATTAGCCGAAACCAGCGCGCAAATAAAAATCACTGGGACGCCGGTCAGGAGGGGAGGGGTCTGGAAGTTTTCACCCACCCCCCTGCCTACCCCAAAAGGCCGGTTGCGATGCGCTGCGCGGTCTCGCTGTTCAGCCAAAGCTCGGAAAGCGGGATGCGACCAGCCGCATACATGGCTTCGAGTTGCTGCTTGACGCTGTCGTGATGCCACTTGCAGCACGACTGCCACATGCTTGTGTCCCAGAACTTGGCGCTGTCACCATGGTGCGGGTCAACGTGGTCGACGACGGTCGCGGCCTGCGTCCTGCCGATCGCCTCGCATCCTATGCAGAGGGGAGAGCGGCGAAGGTGCGTGTCTCTCGCCTTCGACCAACGATGGTTATAGCCGCGCTTGGATGCGCTGCCCCGACGATCGTCGGCCTCGCGGTTCTGCTCTTTGCGGGATGGTGCGCCTTTCGGCCTGAATGTTCCGGGCATGACTGGCATACCCTTTAGACGAAAGAAGCGGCCCGAAGGCCGCCTCTCTACTCACTCAACCGGAGTGAAATCCACATAGTATTGCTTGCCGATCACCAGCTGTTCTGCAGCTGCGGGATTGTCGATGTTGTATTCGGCGAACCCGCTTGGCGTAGCCTTGGAGAACGAGACATCATCCGCAACAGCCTTGTCGTAGATGCAGCGAAAGATTGCCTTCGATCCACCCCATGCATTCGCATAGACGTTTTCCAACGTCATCTTGCAACGGATACCCATTGCACTCTCCTGATTTAGGATTTCATGGACCCAGCACGACAGCCCATATCTATTACGCAAAAAGGCGACCGCTCGGCCGCCTCGTCAATCATCTGGTCATAGCAGTGGCACTTGCCCTGAATCGGTGCCTCGCTGGTGAGGCCGCTAGGGCTGGGGCTGACCGGCGTACCGACCTCAGAACTTTCGTTCCCGCATGTTACTGCGTTTTCAGAGGCTCACTTCAGGATCATCAGCTTGTCCGTGGAGCGATTTCTCATCACACTTTTTCGATCTGCGCAATATCCAATTCGACAGGCGTGCTCCGCCCAAAGATGCTCGCTTCGACTGTGATGCGGTGCTTAACGCCGTCGATGGCGGTGACGATCGCGCCGAATGAAGCGAACGGCCCATCGGTTATCCGAACGTCTTCGCCGAGCTTGTAGGTGAGCAGAACTTCGCGGCTATCGTACGTTCCTTCGTAAGCGCGCTTTCTGAATTTCTCGACGAATTCGAAAGGGATGCGATATGGCTTCTCGCATCCACCAATGATCCCTATCACATGCTTCACCCGCCTCAATGCAACGAAGCATTCCGCCCTAGAGATGCACTGGACAAGCACATAACCGGGCATGACGGGCAGGCGAGGGGCGGGTATCACCCGGCGCCTAAGACGCCGTTCCTCGCCTCTACGGGTCGGCACCAAGGCCTCCACATTTTCTTCGTAGAGGTACTTTTCCACAGTGAACTCGCTCCTGGTAATCACCTGCAGGCAGTACCAGGAACACAGTTCGGGATAGTCCGCGATGATTCGCCGGCTCGCCATGGCGAGGCTGCTGATCCTGATTCGCTGATCGTCGGCGATCTTGTCGAGCTTCCGATAGCCCGCATCAGAGACCATACTGCCGAAATCGCCCCGCCTATGCTGCATCGTCATCGCCCCGTTCCCTCGCTATCGCCGCCTTGAAATCCGCAATCGCCTGTTCAGGTTCACCCGCCGGGAAGTAGAGCCATTCCACCCGCTCAGGCAGCGGTGGCCATGCCTGCGCCTGTTGCAGCCTTCGCCAGCGCGCTGCCGCCTCGCTGTCACGGTGATGAGCGACGAAGCCTTCGGAGAGCTTCACCAGCCATGGCGGCACGGTGACGCCCTCGGCCATCTCGGCGCGGCGATGCATGGTCACCACCTTCGGCCAGCCATAGGCCAGGCGCCGTTCCCGCGTCACCCGCTCGGCCGCTTCGCCACCCTTGCCCAATTCCATCTGCTGGAACCGCGTCGGCGGCACCGGCGGCTCTACCGGATCTGCCATCAGCGCGAACAAGCGGCAGGCGCTCCACGCCTTGCTGTAAGCGTTGTGCATCTGGGCTCGTTCGCTTTCAGCCGGGATCGAAGCCAAGATCTCCCGCCACTGGCGGCCCTTGAGGAACACGGCTGCGGCGCTGCGTTCGGATTTCTTCGTCCAGCGCAGCACCTCGGGCGTCTTCTCGATGCATTCGTCGCGATCTTCCGCCGACATGGCGAACCATGCGTTTCGGGCAAAGTCGATATCGCCATGGTCCCAGCTGGCAAACCAGATCGTGAAGGCATGCTCGATTTTCTTTCGATCAGCCCTGTTCGAAACTCCCTCTCCCGCGCCAGCGGCTGGAAGGTTAGCTGGAATGTTAGCTGGAAGAATCTTATCTTGGTGGAGCTGCTCCACCACCTTCAGGTCGTCATTTCCACCACCTTCGGGCGCCATTTCCACCACCTTTTCCACCTCAGAAGGTGGTGGAACTGCTCCACCACCTTCATCATCGGAGACGGTCGCGGGAGTGCCCGTCAGGTCGCGGCCAGGCCAGCGCGCGGCATACTCGTTCCGCTTCCATTTCTGGCCTCGAAACCCATGCTGCGAGACCTCGATCCATCCCTTTTCCTCGGCAATATCGAGATGCTTTAGGACTGTTTTCTTATCGAGGCCTGTCAACTCGACCAGCTCGGAAACCGGCGGGTAGCAGGAACCGCCGGTGGCATCCATTTTCAGGCCGAGCGTATGCAGGACAAGCCGCGTAATCGGCGGCAGGCCGGACTTGCCGACCGCATGCCGCCATGACCATGCGCGCGATGTCGCGAGGTGATCTGGTTCCGTCATGCGTCACCGCCTGCAGGCGCAAGCCCTGCCGCGTTCAGAAAGCCCCGGAAGCGCTTCTCGACATGCGTCTTGGCCTGCGCCTCGTTCCGATCTCGGCCGCTGCTCGGATGCCCGCTCACGGTCACCCATATGCGCCAGCGCCACAGATGCCCGCGCCCGACCGGCGGATATATCGCGCCGACATCGACATCGCCGATCTGCAGCACAGATCGGTATGCGTCGTTACGCCAGATCATGAGGAGGCCGAACCTTCCTCGGGTGCGATCAAAGCGACATCCCATTCCAGACAGGCGATCAGCGCCGCATCGCGTTCGGGTACGCCAGTGTGCACATTCGCCTCAAACTCGGCGCGAATTTCCTCTTCGAGGCCGTAAGGCCTGGCATGACGCAATGCACATTCCAACCAGCTTTCGTTCTCGGCCCTCGTAATGCCGATCGATACCATTCACGCCCCCAGTCTTAGCGGCGCGAGGCCGCATGCAATTCTGTCCATCCGCCCTCGGGCGACCGCTATTGTGATGAGATCGACGGTCGAGCCGTCGTCGCGCCGTGGAGCGCGGAATTGCTCAAGCTCGGCGTCGAGATATTCGAGACCGAGCAGGAAGCCGGTCTGGCGCAGCACCAGTTGAATGAAGCTGCGCTCACGCACCAAGCAGTCGATCGAGGCCGTCAGCAGCCACCGCGCCCGCTCTGCGTCTGTGGTGCATTCGTCGATATCGGGGCGAAGGAGAAGATCGGTCATGCGGCGTCGCCTTCCGCAGAGACCCGGGCGGCCCGTCGTTCCATGCCGTCTTTGCTGACGCTTAGGAAATGGCCGGCATAGTTCAGCCATCCATCCTCAAGCCCGTGGATTGCCAGCCATGCACCAGCCTCGTCACGCGGACTGATATTTGGAGCGATATGCTTCGATTGTCCGTTCTGGTAGGGATAAAGGCCTTTTCCCATCAGCGCGGCCCGGCTTCGGTCTTCCGGCTCAACGCTGCCGACGTGCGCCATGAGCGCTCGGGCGTTCTTCACGGACAGGCCTTTGTATTCAAGGCCAAAGAGAACCCCGGTGCAGATTGCCTCGGGATCCGTCAGATAGTCCGTCTCGATCAGATCCTTCCAATGCTTATCAGTGGCCAGATCGACGGCATGGAAATATCGGTGCTGGCGACCGAAGTCGCGACCAAACTCGTCCTCCGGTTTCCAAACGACTTTGAGGCCCGTCGCCTTCTCGACCTCGTCGATATAGGTGGCGACCTTCGGGTGTTCGACGAGTCGTGGATGCCGCAGACGCAGCTCGCTCGCGATGCCGCCGAGGCGAGACCTATCGAAGAACTCGATCGGCGAACGCAGCATCCTCGACGGCGTGTCGATGTCGGGTGCGTTCGAGAGGCTGCGATTTATCTCTAGCAAGTATGCGTTGGGTGCAAACCCCGCATTCAGAACAGAGGATTTGGCCGGATCATCCACTTCCGCCGGAACATCAATGGGCTTGTCGTTACCGGCCCCGCCTTCTGCGTCGACCTCCTCAGGCTCCTCCGCCTGGTTCCCCCAGAAAATCCAGTTCCCGTTCCGCCGCACGTCGTCGTCGGCCAGGCTGTCCTTGCGCTGGAACAGCTCCAACTTGCGCATTTCGGGGTAAAGCCGCTCGATCTGTTCTGCGAACCAGACGGGCTTGCGGCTATGCTCCGTCTTCACCTCGCTGTAGAGGCTTTCCGGCTTTTCGGTGTAGAGATAAAGGCCGGGGAAATCGCCGCGCTTGCAGATCAGCAGGTGCTCGGTCCGGTCCCGCACCCAACGCCCCATGCCGATATTCACCTTGTCCCATGTGATCATCGTCATGAACTTGAAGCCCCACGCCTCGATGATGCGCATCGCGTCGCGCAGCCGGTTGGTGGTCGACCAGAAATAGAGGATGGCGTCCGGCGTGAACGGGCTTTTGGCGCCGGCGCATAGAGCCATCAGTTCGTCGACCGACATGGAAGGGTAGGGCAGGCCCTTGTCCTGCCCCGTCTCTTCACTCCACGCCTCCTGTTCCCACGGCACATCGCAATAGCCGACGGGTGCTGCGGCAACCGGCATCTGCCCCATCACCATCTTTCCGCGCTCGGCGATGGCGTTGATCATGCCGGTGCGGATCGTCCGCCTGGTCGCCAGCTTGTCGGTGCGGATCTGCTTGGAATGCCGCTCGGTCGCCTTATCGGCTTCGAACAGCGCGTTGACGTAGACCTCCTGCTGATCTTCCGAAAGCGTCTTCAGCCGATCCAGCGTCACGCCCTTGTCGTGCCGCGTGCCGCGCAGCATGCGCAGCGCCTTTTCCGAGATCTTCTCGCCTCGCTCGGCGTCGCGCTGCACGGCGCGCTCGCTCTGGCCGATCGCGCCGGCGGTGGCAGCGCTGAAGCGCTTCGGCTCTTCCTTCAAGTCGCCAACTTGGCGACTTGAACCGTCCGTCTTCCGATCGCCGCCATGCGCCGTCTCGGGAAACTTCAGCTCATAAAGCTGCTTGCGGCGATGGATGAAAATTGCCCGATCCGCCGGCGTCAGCTCGGCGCGGATCAGGTTCTCGTCGATCTCCCAAAGCTCGGCATCAACCTCGTCTTCGTCGCGGATGATCGCGGCGATATGTTCGCGCCCCAGTTGCCGCATCGCCTCCAGCCGGTGCGCGCCGGCCGAAAGGCGAACATGGATCGTTTCGTCCTTCATCGCCTGCCAATCGCCAAAAACGGAGATCGGCGTTCTTAGCCCGATCTTCTCGATCGAGGCCTTGAGCGCGGCAACCTTCTCCGGATCGACCGTGCGCAGCCGGTTGGACACATCGATCTGATCGACGCGCAGCGCTACCGGCCAATCGCGGCTGCCGGTCTTGATCTCGAAGGAGCTGGCGCTGCCGTTGGCGATCCTCTCAGCAAGCGTTTCCTTCTGCTCTGGAGCAGGAGGAGGCACGGCGGCCGTCTCCGGCTTGCGGTCCGGATGCCACCACTTGGAGGCGTCCTTCTTATCCCGCCGCAGCAGCCCTTTGACGTTCAGCCGGATGCATGCCTTGCGTTCCGAAACGGTTGTATCGATCACGAAGCCGTCGCGATCGGCGGCTTCCATCATGCGCGCAGCGATATCGCGGGAGACGGTGACAGGATGGTCGCTCATCACTCGCACCTCATCAGCCGGTCGAGGAATGTTTCACCCTTGGCCGTCAGCGCCAGTAGCGATCTGTTCGGCCAGTGCTTCTGCAGGAAGCCTCGCGCGCCCATGGCCCGCAGCGTATGTGCGGCACGCTCGCTCTCGGCCGGATAGCGATTGTCGTTGAGGCGGATGCGGCGCAATAGAGCGCGGCCGTCAGCGCCGACTGCAGGGTCGTTCGTCATTGCTATCACTCCGCAGTTGCAGGCAGCGCCAGGCGCGCCGGAAAGGTCTTGTCGATCCATTCCAGAATGCCGGCCCGCATGGTTTCGGATTTCGGTGGGTGTGCGATGCCGCGCCGGCGTGCCGCCGCACGTTCCGCATCGTCCCGGTCCGACAGTTCCCAGAAGTCGAATTCTTCCAAAGCGGCGCGAAAGTCCGGAAGCGCCATCGCCCGCGGTCGTTCGGCGAGCGCCATCACGACCGGCATCAACCTGCTCATGTCCCAGAAATCGGCATTGTCGCCATAGCCCTCGGCCTCTCGCAGGTGCTTGAGTGCTGCGATCACCGCCGCGCGAGGGCGTTTGTCGACAATCTTCAGGAAGCTGCTGACGCCGTAGATCTGCCCCGGCTTCTTGCTGTCCTTGGAGCCGAAATAGGTCATCAACCGGCAGCCGGCTTCCGCCGCTATGGCATCCGCGCCGGTTGCCCAATCCTCGCCGGCTGCCAGTCCCGCTTTCAGCAGATGATACGGTGTCACCTTGGTGACGGCGCCGTTGACGGTTGCGAAGCTTGATGCCTGCTCCTCGCGCGTCATTTGCACCACCTGGCACGGCACCTGCGAAAAGCCACACATGGCCGCCGCATGGGTGCGGTGCTGGCCGTCTATGATGGCGAATACCCCCCCCTCGACGGGAGAAACGAACACCGGCGAGAACATTGCCCAGCGGAAATTCGCGGCGATCCTGCGAATGGACGTCCAGTTCGCCCGCCGCAGCTCACGCTGATAGCTGTCGTCGATCACCAGGTTGTCGATATCGATCCATTGCAGGATCGGCGCCGATCCCGGCGTCACGCGCTCGGGCCGATCGACAGGAGAGAATTCGATCTTGCGATAGCCGCTCATCGTGCGTTCCTCGCAAAACCGTCGCGCAGCTGCTGCAGCGCGCGGATCGCCTCGTCGATCTCCGGCAGCACCGCCTTGCTGTCGGCCGCGTCGATTTCGCCATCCGCCAGCGCCTTGTTGGCCTCGCGGATGACATCGGCGGTTTCGGAATAAGTGCGCATCACGTCGGTGAGGCTTGCAGGACGCGACGGCATCGCGTCATCACCATCGCGCACCAGGCGATAGCCGAGCAGTCGCGCCATGGCGGTGACGATCACGGGGCTTTGCGCCCGCCGGTCGGCCTCTATCGCGATATCGCAGGGAATGAGGCTTTCCCGGTATTCGTCGTTGAAGGAGGCATATTTCGACAGCGTCGAGACGTTGACGCGCGTCAGGTCTGGAAAAGCGGTGACCCCGCCGCCGAGCATATAGGCGGCGTCGGTCGCCGCCTTGATGGAGCGTGCCTCCACCTCCGAAATTGTGCGCATGCGAAATCTCCCTCGAAAAGCAAGGAAACAAAAGGCGGTGATGGATTCAGTGACGGGCGCTCTGTTGCGTCCTATTCAATCGTCCGTCACGAGAACCCAGGAGGGCCGCATGAGCAGACAGGAAGAGAAGAGCCGCCGGGGAAGGATGGTCCGCCACCCCGGCGGCAGTCGGCGCGGCGCTGGCTGTTCAGTGCGCCACGCGGGGAAAACCTCATGCAGCGGCCTCGTTCACTGCCGGATAGGGCGTGTCTCGTGCCGCGCAATTGGCCCGATAAAACTCTTCCGGACCGTACTGCGTGAGCGGAATCAGCACCCGCCAGTGCCGGTCAGGTATCCCTGTCAGCCGCCACTTGTAGATCGCGTCACGGGTAATCGTCACGCCAGCCTCGATGCATGCGCGTTCGACCGCCGCCGCACCGCCGGCCTCCTTGATGATTTTCATGACACTGATTTCCGCTTCCATGCTCGCACCTGTACTAGATTTTAAATCTAGCTTCAAGCCATGGGAAATCTACACCAGAAAATAATTCCGGATTTAATATGCGTTTCATGACTTGGTGGAAGCGACTTGATCAACGGCGACAGGAACTTGGCTGGAGCGGTGCGGAACTTGCACGGCGCGCGGGTATTCCCTATGCGAACATAAACAAGTATTTGAACGGCAAGATTGAGCAGCCGCGCGGCGAGGAAATGCAAAAGCTGGCGTTGGCCATCGGCAAATCCGCGCTGTGGTTGCGAGACGGGCTTGAGCTTAGCGATGTTGAAGCCGCGCCCATTGAAGGCCGCTTGTTGCCGGTCGCCGTTGTCGGAAAGGTCGAAGCGGGTACGTTCCGCGAAGTTGACGACATGGATCAGTCAGAAAGAGAACTGCTTTCTCTGCCGGCCGACGATCGGTTTCCGAGCGCTCGCCTGATGGCCTTTGACGTCTCCGGTGATTCGATGAACGAATTGCGGCCTCGCCCCATCCTTCCGGGCGATCGCGTCATCTGCGTTTCCTACGAAGACGTTGCCTATGACGCCCCCTTGCGGGATGGAATGGTTGTTGTGGTCGAGCGGACGCGCGACGGCGGGCAGACGCGCGAATGGTCCGTGAAGCAGATCGAACTTTACCAGGATAGAACGGAATTCCATCCTCGATCGACGAACCCGAAGCATAAGCCGATCATCGTTCCGCGCGATCCGAGCGCCGACCAGGGCACCGTCGTCGAGATCATTGGCCTGGTCAGAAGGGTCGTAAACGACCTGCCGTTTTAGTATCGATCAGCGCTGGCATCATGCACGCTGCAGAGCGAGGCGCTGACGAGAAGGCCTATTGCGCTGTCGCACTTCGCGCAGGAGAACCGCAAATTTCCCAAAAGGCCGCTTTCCATTAGCTCCTCCACGTCGCTCGGGGCGTCATCGATCCTCGGCACCTTAATGAGCCTCGTGCTCTCCCGCATGCAGTTCTCACATCTGATCTGCAGCTCAAATTCCCGTGATACTTCGCTGATCAAAAGTTGCATGCCGTTCTCCTTTGGTTCTTATTAATCCCGAGAAGGCGGCCGGAGTCGAGTCGAATCACTAACATAGATTTTATTTCTATCTCCCTATTGACGCCGTTCGAATGTAGATTTAATTTCCAGAACGTCCGGTGAACCTCCTCCCATATCCGGATGACCGCGACGCCGGCCGCCGTTTCGTACCCCTCACAGCGAAGCGGCGGCCGACACGGTACGGGAACCAAAGGAGAGCACCATGAACACCAAGACCGAAATCACCAAGGCCGACCGGCGCGACCGGGACGTCATGCTGAAGCTTTACCAGGATCGCGGCGCACAGACGAAAGACACCCTGCTTGCCGCCGGCATCAGCCTCGACAGCCAGGCGCGCAACGCGCCGTGGGTCGCCGAACAGGTCAAGCTCGCCGAGGCCGCCTGATCCGATCCGGCTCGGTCTCCGCCCCGACCAGGAAACGGGGCGGCTTCCCAACCGGATGCGAAAGGGCACTCCCATGAACCATTTCACGCCATTCATCCCCGCCGCCCGCATGAGCCTCGTCGAAGTCATCACCTCCGATGACAGCAGCCGCGATCTCGAACAGCGTTGGCTCGATATCATGCGCATGCGGACCCGTACCCAGCGCCGCGCCGAGGCAGTCTTGCTCGTCGTCACGGGCTTCGTCCTCGCCTTCGCATACGCACTGCAGGTGTAGCCATGGCCTGGCTGTTCACCACCTTTTTCGGCGTCTTTATCGCCGCCAGCTTCGGCACATGCATGCTGATCATCGTCACCGGCGGTGTCAGCAGCGCGCCCGTCCGCCGCCGCAGGAGGAACTGACCGTGGCGGAGATCCTGCATTTCCCCAGCCAGCCGGTAAAGCCGCGCCTCGTCTTGCCGGCCACGATGAGCGTTCATGACCACATGCAGTTTCAGGCCGCCGTCCGCCATCTGACAGCGGCAGGTCAGATCGTGCTGTCCGCAGCCTTCGCCGCTGACGGTCGCGAAGCTCTGTTTGCAGCCTCGGCGGATGCCGCCGAGGCTGCCTTGTTCCACCTGCTGACGCTGAAGGGTGCCTGCAATGCGGATCTGCCGCTGCGCCGGCTGCTCGTCGAGCGCGATCGAGAAAGGTCGAAACCGTAATGCCCTTCAAGAGAAAACTTCCCGACCGCGCCACGCTTGCCGCCCATTGCGAAGACGGCATGACGCCGGCCAAGATCGCCGAGAGGTATGATTGCCGCCTCGACAGCGTCCGCCACCAGTTGCAAACCTACGGCCTGCTGACCGTCAAGTCGAAGCAGATCCCGATCGAGCTGGCTGGCAAAGGGCCGGCTCCGCAGGACCGCACCAAGCGCGGCATCTTCCTGCACGCCGACCGCGTCACCATCGTGCGGGATACCTGCTGCGAATTCGGCGGCCTCGCCATTCGCCCGATGTCGCTGCCGCGCGTCAGCATGCACATCGCGCAGCTGGCGAAGAAGTTTCCAGCATTGATGGGAGGGCAGAATGCGTAGCGCCGATGCCACCAGCGAAGAGATCGACAAGCTTTATCGTGCGGTCGCCGAGCGCGAACCCGCGATCGAGATCCTGCAGATGATCTACGATATCTTCGGCAGCAACTTCAATCTGCGCCCGCCACGCGACGAACTGCGCCTTGCCGATCGTTGCGCAACAGGGGGGGTGTCGCCCATGGCTGACCTCTACTTCCGCGTTCACCGCAGCCAACTCCTACCGGCGCTTATGGCCGCGATCGAGGCGGTTGATCACCGCGCCAAAATCCCGGTTCTCGCTAACGTCCTGCTCAAGCCGCGCGCCGGCGAGCTCGTCGTGCGCGGCACGGATCTCGATATCGAGATCGAGGCCGTCTGCGATCTCCTCGACGAGGGCATCGCCATGGCGGTAACCCTGAAGGCCGCCGATCTGCGCGACATCGTCAAGAACCTGCCGGAAACATCAGAGATCGAGTTTCGATCGAGCCGATCGCATGGACAAGTCGAGATCTCGGCCGGCCGCTCGAAATTCTCCATATCGAGCTTGCCCGAGGCGGACTTCCCGTCGATCGCGACGGCGCTGTCCGGATCTGTCTTTCAGATCGATATGGCCGAGGTTTGCCACGCACTCGCCAAGGTCGCCTATGCCGTGCTCAAGGTCGAGACCGGCCGAGCCTATTTGACCGGCATTCACATTCGCCCGATCGAGGCCGGCCGCAAGATCGATTTCGTTGCGGCCGATGGCCGTGGCATGGCTCTGGTCCGCATCGATACCGGCGGCGAGGTGGATTTCGCGGGCATCCTTCTGTCGCTGAAAACGGCCGGGGCCATCCGCAAGATCTTCGCCGAGGCGAGGGAGCCTGCCAGGATCGAGATCGGGCCGAACATGATCAGCGTGGCCTGCGGCGGCGTCTCGCTCTTCTCCCGGCTGATCGATGGCGTCTTCCCGCCGAACTACATGGAGATCATCCCGACCGATCCGGAGCGCACTGCGGTGACGACGGTTGCGGCGCTGTCCGCAGCCGTCACCAGGGTGTCGCTGGTCGGGACCGAGTTGGACAAGGATTCGATCTATGTGACGCTCGGCGAAGGCGTGATGCGCGTCGAGCTGTCGAGCAAGGATGGCGAGTCCGCCGTCGACTACGTGCCGATCGAATATGATGGCGACGACGGATATTATACCGGCTTCAACCGCAAGACCCTGGCCGACACGCTGGCCAGCCTGTCGACGCAGGATGTCCGCATAAGCTTCGGAGGCAGCCAGCCGAATGTCGTCTTCAAGCCGGTGGCCGATCTCGACGAGACCTTTGTCATCTCGCCGCTGCGCGTCCGGAGTGAAGCGGCATGACCCACGTCGATCTCTTCGGGAGCGCAGCGCCGATCGCTATGGAAATGAGCGCCGTCCTGTCGAAGGATGAAGCGCAGCTCTACCGCCCCGAGCTGCGCCGCGTCTGGGATAAGACGCTGCCCGTTCTGGTCGTTTGCATGCTCAACCCATCGACGGCCGATCACCGCAAGAACGACCCGACCGTGCTGGCGCTGATCCACTTCGCCAAGCTCTGGGGCTATGGCGGCCTGCTGATCGTCAACCTCTTCGATTTCCGCGCCGCCTCGCCGAAGGATATGATGGCCGCGGAATTCCCCTTCAGCCCCGAAAACATCACCTATATCGACGGCGCCCTCAATGAAGCCCGCCACCGCAACACACCGGTGCTCGCCGCATGGGGCAGGGGCGGCGATCACCTAGGCCGGGCCGAATGGCTCATAGGCCGCGCCCGCCATCACCTCGTCGATCTCGTCTGCCTCGGCCTAACGAAGGACGGCCATCCTAAGCACCCTATGGCTCGCGGCGCTCACCGCATTCCGCGCGATCAGCAGCCGGTGATGTTCCGGCCGGCGAGGGAGGCCACCGCCTGATGGCATCTCTCGCCGACGTCCAGCGCCTGCAGCAGATCCGCGTTCGCCATTCCGACGCCAGCACCGATTGGTCGCTGTCAGCCGATAGCCAGGCGATCTTCGCGCGCGTCGTGCCGGGAACGCCGCCGGTCGCCATCGTCGAGGCGACGGATGATTGCGACTGGCCGGACAGGGATTTCCTGATCGGCGCTCATAGCGACATCGCCTTCCTGCTGCGCCTGCTGAAAGACGCCTTCGACGAGATCCGCCGCCTGAAGCCCCGGCACGATCCGCACCCCGCCGATCGCCGTCGCGAGCGCGAGGAGAAGCCGAAGGATTTCGCCGCTGAATGCGCCATGAAATGCAGCGACCGGCTTTTCCGCCGCTTCCTCGTCGAGTGCCACAACGTGCCCGACGTCGCCGACAGCGAACGCATCATCATCAGCGTCCGCAACATCCTGCGCGTCAAGTCGCGCGGAGAACTCAACACCGATCCGGCCGCGCAAGCCCGCTGGCTGGATTTTCGCGCCTCATTCGAAGCCTGGAGGGCAAACCCTTGACTGACGATTCCACCATTGATGCCATGCGCGAAAGCACCATTCGCCGCGTCATCGGCCCGACTATCCTTCTTGGCTCCGGAACCTACTTCGATTTCGAAGATCCAGAGACCAGCGATATCACGATCGAGGATGTCGCCTATGGCCTGGCCTTCGAAGGCCGCTGCGCCGGTCAATGCTATAGCCGCATCCTCAAGCGCCGCGTCTTCTATTCGGTCGCCGAGCACTGCGTTCGCATGAGCCATGCCGTTCCCTCGCATCTGGCAATGCAGGCATTGATGCATGAAGCTGGCGAGGCGGTCTGCGGCGACATGAGCGCGCCCCTCAAATCCCTCAACCCGAGCTTCAAGACGGTGGAGAAACGGTGCGAGGCCGCCATTCTCGCAAAGTTCGGCGTGAGCATCGACGATCCGGTCGAAATCAAGCGTGCGGATCTACGCATGCTGTCGACTGAGCGCCGCGATCTTCTTCCGTGGAGGGGTGAGCGTTGGGGCATCGACGATCACGTTGCACCCTATGACTTCGAAATTGTGCCATGGGGCGCCGAGGTCGCGGCCGAAGCCTTCCTCGCCCGCTACGCATTCTTGAGCGGGAGGGTCTGATGGGAGATATAAATCCGTGGATGCCTGAGCCGAATGCCGTCGTGCATCAGGCTCTAGGCAAGCTTGGCGAAGAAGTCGGCGAGCTGAGTCAGATCGTTGCGCGCTGCCTGATCCAGGGCTTCACGGCAAGTGAGCCTGTGACCTTGAAGGCCAACCGAGACAGGATTGCCGAAGAAATCGTAGACGTCGAGGCCGCGATCCAGTGGCTGAAGGAGGTCACGAACCTCGGCATCCATGAAGATTGGGTCGAGGCTCGTCGACTCAGGAAGCTGGACGGCTTCCGTCGATGGCAGGCAATGATCCATCTCATTTCGACAAAGCTTCCGGCCGATCGCTTGCCGCATGGGCACGTCGTGCTTGAGCAGGCCGAGATCACTGATGGCCGCGTCTCTCAAGCGGTACAGCGTCCCGATGGGAGCGAGTACGAACGTATCGTCGATAGCGAGGAAGCCTATGCTGGCGATGATACTGGCGAGGAAGCCCCGACGAACGAGGATCTGGCGGCGATCGGCCAATCGGTCATGAACTGGATCGACGAGCTGACGCAGCAGGAAGGCCCGCTGAAGGACTGGACGCCGGCCGAAAGCCCTGCCGAGATCATACCGGACCTGTACAACATGCTGGAGGAATCCCTTGCCTGCCATCGCCAGGCCTGCGGCGAGGCGAAGCAGCTCGCCGAGGTGCTGAAGGCAGGCGAGGCCGGGAACATGCCTGCCGGCTTCCGCTGGATCAACCAGCCGATCACCGTCACCGGCGGCGACTATGCCTATGAAGGGCAATTGCTCTGCTCCTTCCCCAAGGACGAAGAGAACAGCGCGATCCGCTACATCGTCCGTGACCAGAACCGCCGGCTCTTCATCCACAATGCGCAGCAGTGCGGTCTGGAGGCGGAGATATGAGCTTCCTTAGATACCTGAAGCGCGACCGCTTCAACGCGATCGATGTTGCCTCTCTGATCACAGCCATCATCTTCACGCAGGAAGACGGCTGGCGCGCTGCGGCCTATGCATTGGTCGGCAACTTCATTGCAAACGTCGCCGCCGCAACCATCATCCGGTGGAGCGAGGAATGACGCCGAACAACGTAAAGGACACGCAGCGCGCCTTCTTGGCGGCCAAAGCCATCCTCGACGGTCGAGACCCTGAAACGCATCGGGCGGACGTTCTGGTCACGACCGAACACGCCATCGCCGCCGTCCTGCTCGCCTGCATGGGCAGCGATCCGCGAAAGGCGGCGCTGATGCTCAACGAGGGCCTGGTGCAGGGCGTCGAGCAGCGGCTTGCCTATTATGCGACTGGAGGGCGGCGCTGATGGCCTATCCGAAGATGAGGCCATGCCCGGAATGCAAGGACACGACCAACCTCCACGTGTTCACCTATGACAACGGATGCCGGCATGTCGAATGCGTGAAGTGCAATTACCTCGGGCCGGGATGCACCAGCATCCTATGGGCGATCCGCCACTACAACAATGAGCAGGACGCTCACGCCGCCCTTGCTGCCGCAACGCAGGCGGAGGGGCGCTCCTGATGTCCCGCCGCGACCGCATCCGCGAAAAGATCATGGCCCGCGTCCGCATCGATCCGGTGACGGGATGCTGGATCTGGACCGGCCCGACCTCGGGCAAGAAGGGCCGCGGCGCCGGATATCCCCGCATGAGCCTGGGGGGGCAGACCGTTGCAGTGCACATAGTCCTATGGACGAACGAGCACGGCTATATCCCCGGCAAGAAGGAACTGGACCACGTCTGCCGGAACAGGCTCTGCATCCGCTACGATTCAGAGGATCATCTGGAACTCGTCACCCGCAAGCGCAACATCCTGCGCCAGTGGGAAGCCCGCAAGGCAGCAAGCCAGATCGGCCACAACGGCGGCCCGCCGATGGTCTGCGAGGAGGCCTGACGTGAAGCTTCAAAAACACGAAGTCCTCCCGTCGTCCCTGCCGCCGATCGGCATCAGCCGCGAACAGGCTGCGGCTCTGATCGGTATCGGCCCGACCCTCTACGACAAATGCGTCACGGCCGGCACGATGCCAGGGCCGCGCGTCATCGGCGGCAGGCTTGTCTATGACGTCGAGGAGGTCGTTCGCGCTTTCCGCTCACTGCCACACAAAGGGCCGATCTTCGGCGACCTTGACGACGAACCGGTTGCGGGCAATGCTTTTGACGATGCAGAAGAAGATTGATACGAAATTGCCGAAGGGCGTGAGCCTCGATCGCGACTGGCGAACGAGAGAGCCGCGCTACTACTTCCGCGCCCCCGGCCGCCAGAAGGTGCGGCTGCACCAGGCGCCCGGCACGGATGAATTCACAGACGAGGTTGCCTGCGCCCGTCTCGGCATTCCCTATGTCCCGCCCGGAGAGAAGCCCGCACCGAAGCCACAGGCTCCGCAAGAGGCCAAGGCCGGCACGATTGATTGGCTGATCGGTGAATACAAGCGCAGGACGGTCGGTAAGGTCAACCCGCTCCTGTGGTCGCGGCGCGCCAACATGCTTGAGGAAATCGCCGAACATCGATTCGGCAAGAAAAAGGCGCGCGTTGGCGGCCTGCCTTTCGTCGATCTGAAGCGGCGGCATGTGCTGAAGATGCGCGACGAGCTGCGCAGCACGCCGGGAGCGCAGAACGAGGTCAAGCGCTCATTGTCGGCCATGTTCTCATGGGCGATCGACAACGATCTGGCCGAGACAAACCCGGCCGCGAAGATCAAGTTGCTCTATTCCGGCGACGGATACCACACATGGACAGTCGCCGAAGTCCATCAGTATGAGGAGAGGCATCCGGCCGGATCAAAAGCCCGCCTCGCAATGCACCTCGCGCTCTACACCGGCTTGCGCCTCGATAGCCTGGCGATCGTCGGTCGACAGCACGTTCGCGATGGGCAGCTAACCATCCGGCCGGAAAAGACGAAAAAGAGCAGCGGCGTTGTTATCGATATCCCGGTGCTCGCCGAACTGCAGAAGACGATCGACGAAAGCGAGACGGGAAACCTCACCTTCCTGATCACCGAATTCGGCAAGCCGTTCACTACCAACGGCCTTGGCAACAAGATGCGTGATTGGTGCGACCAGGCGGGACTGCCCCACTGCACCACCCATGGCCTGCGCAAAGCCGGCGCCACGATCGCCGCCGAAAACGGCGCGACCGACGAGGAGCTGATGGCAATTTTCGGTTGGACCACGAAGAACCAGACGACCGTCTATACGAAAAAAGCCCGCCGCAAGAAGATCGCAGCAGGCGCAATCCGGAAGCTAATCCCGGAACAAAATTAG